AGACACAGTTGCGTCAAACACGACTGCAGGTGAAGAAGCATTATCTCCATTCAAAATTGCGAAAGCATATTCTGGTAACCAGAACAACACTACTCCAAAGGCGTCTTCAACAGCGGCTTTAGAAGGTGAACCTGGAAAAAGATTATCAATCCAGATCTTGAAACAACCGGTTGAAGCGAAATCTAGAAAATTAAGTGCTAGATGGACTTTTGAAGCGGCTCAAGATGCTCAAGCACAACAAGGTATAGACGTTGAAGCAGAAATCATGGCGGCATTAGCACAAGAGATTACTGCTGAGATCGACCAAGAGATCATTGGATCATTAAGAACATTGGCAGGAACTGCTTCTGAAACTTTTGACCAAGCGGCTGTATCAGGTACTGCAACATTCGTTGGTGATGAACACGCGGCTTTGGCTGTGTTAATCAACAGAGTTGCTAACCAGATTGCTACAAGAACAAGAAGAGGCGCTGGAAACTACGCGGTAGTTTCTCCAACTGCTTTAACTATTCTTCAATCAGCAACAACTTCTGCGTTTGCAAGATCAACAGAAGGTACTTTTGAGTCTCCAACTAACACTAAATTCGTTGGAACTTTAAACGGTGCTATGAGAGTATACGTTGACGCTTACGCGGCAGACGACACAGACGTACTTGTAGGTTACAAAGGTGCAAGTGAGGCAGATGCTCCGGCATTCTACTGCCCATACATACCTTTAATGTCTTCAGGTGTTGTTCTTGATCCGGCTACTTTCGAACCAGTAGTAGGCTTCTTAACAAGATACGGTTATGTAGAGTTAACAAACACTGCATCATCACTTGGTAACGCGGCTGACTACGTTGGAAAAGTTGCTGTAACATCAGGAAACTTAAAATTCAAATAAGCCACAGGTTTATTTTATTTTCAAAAAGGGCGGCTTTATGTCGCCCTTTTTTTTCGACTTTATTTCAATTAACAACTCTTATTAAAATTTTTTTTCGTGTCCATAGTGACCTTAGACCAAATAAGGTAGTTTTATTTTTATTTTAGACTTCTAAATAAATCAGAGTTTCGAAAGAAACTTTACAATCACAAGGGAGGTCCAACATGGATTATCTTAACAAGATAAAAGGATGGGCAAAAGGAATTGCTGACGTAGGAGTATCATTGATTGCGTTAGGAATCGTTTTAGAAATCCTTTTCAACGGTCAAGGTATTCCGTTCTGGCCAAATGTTTCTGTAATAGGAAACGTCCAGGGCGTACTGCAAGGCTTTTCAGATCAAGGTCTGATTGGGTTGGTAGCAGTTTGGATTTTATATCATATCTACAACAGAAAATAATATAACAATCTAGAAATACGATAACCTCAGGAGTGGTGTGACTGCTTTTCTTTTACACCACTCTTTCTTTTTATACACACATTAAACATCGCAAAAAATAATAAATACTGATAGTTCAAACGTGCTTCTACCAATGTAGAAGACTTATGCGGATATACCAACCGCGTACCTAGGAGAACTAGGATTGGACTCCTTTAAAGGAGAAAAAAAATGGGAAGACCAATAAGAAAAGACAAACTTGTTAGCGGAGCAAATGACTTCGGTGGCAACCTTTCAGGAAAAATCGCAGTAACGGCTTACAGACCATCAGGTGGTGCTAAAGTTGATTCAACTACTGCTTACATTGTTTCACAAAGAGGATCTAAGTTATTCAAAATACACTTGGAAGACTCATCTGAAGCAGTATATGAATTGAAAGCAGTTGCTCCAGGTTCATTACAAAACACGTCTAACCAGTTTTGTGTACAAGTTATATTAGACGACTCAACAGTTGCATACGTTGAGAAATTCTACAACAACACAGTACACTATGTAACGGCAGGTGGTGCTACAGGTAGCAAACCATACACGCTAAAAGCAGAAGGAACTGACGAAGGTCAAGATTCTGGTAAAGCGAACATCGACGTTAGATAATAGAACAATACGTGCTTTAAGGGGGGAGATACACGCTCCCCCTTTTCTACATAAATAATAGCAAATGGCAAAGCATTTAAGAACATCAGGTGATTATACAATTAAAACGGGCACGGGAGCAGGTGGCTCGAATTCAGTAATTTTCGATTCAAAAACAACAAGAGTAAAAGGTGATTTAGTAGTTGATGGTACTAATACAGTTATTGACACAGCGTCATTAACGATAGAAGATCCAATCATAATTTTAAGCAGAAACAATTCAACTCCTAGTGATGTTGACGCAGGTATTTTAGTAAACAGAGGAGCGGCAAACAACGCGGCACTGTATTGGAACGAAGGCGATGACGTTTTCAAAGCAGTCACAACAACTTCAGACGGAACAGGAACTTCAATTGCCGATACGGCTTTGGCAAAAATACAAGTTGGCGAACCTACTTCTGGATCAGATGCGGCAACAAAAACTTATGTCGATGGTGCGGCAGGTTCATTTTCGCTTAAAGTTGCAGGTGACGATTCAACTGCAATTACTGTTGACTCAGGACAAATTTTACAATTCGTTGGTGGAGCAAACATCAGCACAGCAGGTTCAGAACCAGACACAATTACAATTGATCTAGGACAAAATTTAACAAATATCGAATCAATATCATCAGCAACATCAAATGCTAACCTAACACTTGCATCAAACGGAACAGGTGATGTGGTTATTAACGACACTTTAACATTTTCAGCGGCGGCTAGTACACCAACTGCAAGTGCTGTAACCAAAATTTACAACAAAACAGCAGGTGGAGGCGGTACTGGATTGTTCTTTATTAACTCAAACATCAGTTCTGGTACTGAAGGAGAACTGATAAGTAAAAAGAAAGCAACGGCATTAGCCATTGCATTAGGATAAACAATGGCAATAAGACAAAGATTAGCAACTACTACAACAACAGCACTTGATTTTGTGTTTCAAGCATCAGCGGATACGGCTGTTACATCAATACATTTGTGCAACGTAACAAGCAGTGATGCAGTTGTGAACATATATCTTTTACCAAGTGATGGATCTACGACTGTGCCAACAGAAAATAACAAAATTTACAATGCTTTAACCATCCAAGGTACTGACACTTACATTATAGATACTGAGAAAATGATTTTATCAAGTGGTGATAAAATTTATGTTGAAACACCAGATTCATCGGCTTCAGTGGTAGCGACTATCTCAACAATAGGATTATAATAGCCATGGGTAGATACGTAAAAAACCCACAAGCAACACAAGGGCAAACTCTAGAGATTCCAAGTGTCACAACAGCGAATAGACCCGCAGGACAAAACGGGCAAATAATTTTTAATTTAACAACTTCAACATATCAAGTTTACAATGGTTCACAATGGTACAACGTATCAGAAGCATCAAGAGAAAAAACTTTAGTAATTGACAAGTTTCAAGGAGATGGATCTACAACTGTGTTTGGTGGAGGTAAAGGAAACACACTTGATGGTTCGACTGCGGCAACCTTAAGTGTTGTGCCAACAGATGCAACAGATATGCTTGTCTTTGTTGGAGGTGTATATCAAATTCCAACTACCAACTACACTTACTCAGGCGGCGAAATAACTTTTGGTTCTCCGATTCCGGTAAATGATGGAATAAGTAATGGACACATTGTTACGGTTATTCATAACGTTCACAAGTTGGGCGAGTAATATTTTCAAAAAACTTTGGAATTACAAACTTTCTTTTATAAGAAAGTATCCAATCATGTCTGCCTACATAGCATGGCTAGAAGGAATAGTCATAGGACTATTGATATATCATTATTTTTTTCAAATTAGATTTAGTTGTTGTGTTGAACTAGGTTAGTATATCATTCCAAATGGTCGCCAACTACCTGGCTTTCCACCTTTTGTGCATATCCAACCAACAGGTAAATTCTTATCAGGCTTTTCATTCCATACCACAGAGCCAGTGTCCCATCTTCCGTCAGTAGGTGCTTGTTCTCCAGAGGCAAAAGTTCTTTCAGCAAATTTAATATTGCCGTCAACGTGCAAAGATTCTTGTGGATATTTTACTCCTATACCAACATTGCCATACACATTTAGATTTACAGGCTTGCCTGTTTCAGAACCAACAACGACATCGCCATTTGCTCTACAAGTTAACCTTGCTGTATCATCTGTACCAATAGCAAAAGCAACGTGGGTGTGCGTTCCGACAAAAGCATTTGACTCGTGCATACGTGTTATTACTTCATATCCCCCTGTGTTTACTGAAAAGTCTGCACTTGGTGCCGTTGTGTTCACTCCAACTCTTCCGTCAGCGACATACAAAGTATTTCGCACTTGTAAATTTCTTAGTACTCCAAGTTGTTCGAGGCTACTGATTTTGACTGCTTTGCCTAATTTGTCTTTCCAAAGCACCTCATTATGGTCAACCATAACTGCTTTTTGTACATTTAATTTTGGAACTTGTGCTGATACATATTCTAAATTTTCTACTCTAATTGTTCCTTTTACATTTAAATCAGTTGCAACCTCGACATGATCATTATTCACAGTCAATTGTGTGTTATCTGATTTGTCTACTATTCCTGAAGAATTAAAGTTTGTAATTGTACCACCGTCGATAAAATCTCCCGACAATGCGTTTTTGTGCAGATCAATTTGCTGTACAGATATCCTAGAAGTTGATATTTTCTCGGGTTTGTTGATGGGTAATAGCGTCATATAATGAATATTTAGTGTTAGATTTAATCAAGGAGATTAATTGGTAAATATTGAAGTAGTATTATGGCAATAACAAAGATAGCAGGTGAATTATTAGAATCTAACCTGATTCGTGTTCAGGATCTAAGTTTTAGTGGCGGAAATCCAGCACTACAACATTTACTCCATGTTGATGTAACAAACGGTAGGATTGGTGTAAAGACTGATTCTCCTGGAAATTTTGCATTAGATGTAAATGGAAATACAAGAACACAAGGAAGTCATACTATTACAGGAGATCTTGTTGTAGAAGGTACTACAACAACAATAGATTCACAAAATTTAGTAGTAGAAGATAATATTATTACACTTAATGAAAATGCATCAAGTGCCACAGATGCAGGTCTAATGATAAACAGAACTGGTGAAAACAATGCAGTCTTCTATTGGGACGAAGTCAGAAACAAATTTAGAGTTGGAACAACAACAAGTGATGGATCAACTAGAACTGATCTATCATCTGTAAATTTAGCAAGGTTGCAGGTAGCAACACCAACAGCAGACGATGATGCGGCACACAAAAAATACATCGATGATTCGGTAGCGGCACTGTCAGGTTCAGGATCTGCCATAAATGGAATGACACAAGAATTATCAACACCAACTGACTCAACATTCGGTGATGGCTCATACACATCTTTAACTCCAACAACAAAAGTTACAGATGCAATTGATGCCTTGAACGAAACAATGGAAAACATACGTAACAACACATACGTAAAAAGTGTTACATTTACATCAAATAAAGTTAATATATCATCAGGAGAAACAATTACATTATCAATAACAGCAGTGGGTAATGCAAACAGATATGACATAACTTGGGGCGACGGCAACAGTGATACTGTTTCAACAACAAGTCCAACACACACATACACTAATACAGGATTACAATCAATTACAGTGAGAGCATACAATAATACAGCGGCAGTTTCAGGATCAGCAGGTTCTGAAGCAAGTTTAACAAGAACAAATTACATTGCCATTGCCACAGCGGCACCAGTGGTAGCGTTCGCCATGTATGCGGCTTCATCAGGTGGCTCTCCAATTACAACAGCCAACACAGGAGCGACAGTATATCTACAAAATAATACTACAAACACTGCCGCAACGAATACTTTTGATGTTGATTGGGGAGATGGAACAGAAGATTCCATTGCAAATAACACAGCGGCTGGTGGGCAAGGTGGTGCAAGATTGGCACACACTTATAACAACTCAGCGGCGGATGATGGAAGCACAGTTGCAGGAACAGGAACTGGTGATACCAAGTACGCAATCAAGTTAAGATTGCTTACACACCCAACAGCAGACTCATCAACTTATCCACAAACGGCTACAAATAATTTTGAAGTTTATTCAACACACACGGCGGCATATTCTGCGGCAGGTGGAGTTGTCAGAGGAGTTAATGAAGAAGGAACATCTGGATTTCCTGTAACGTTCACAAACAACACAGCAACAAATCCAGGAGCAAATTCAAGTTTTTCAGCGACACAACAGTACACTTGGAACTTTGGAGAAGGTGATTCAAACACTGTGGTTGCAGTTGGTTCCGGATCGTCAGGTGACACAGGACAAACTATCACAAATACTTTTAACCTAAGCGGCGGCCAACAGAGTGCAGGTACAACAGTTACCTATAATACTTCATTATCACTGGCAAACGGACACACAGGATCACCATCAACAGCAAACTTAAACATTATTGTTGAACCTGATGTGAGAGCAAACATTGCCGGTACGGCAGTAACAGTAAGCACAGGTTCAGGCAACAACAGTCTTTCACTTTTTGATGTTACTGATCTAGATGGTGCCAACAGGGCATTGGTTAGATTCACAAACACATCACAAAATGCAGACCATTATGAGTATGATTTCCTTAATGACTCTTCAGCAGTGAACAGTGTGCCAGAGAATGGATCAGATGCAGGTACAGTGGGCAACACACTAGATCACAACTACTCAGGACAGTCGGCAGGAAGTATAGTTATGGATTTCCGAGCAACAGGAACACCAGACACAATACATCAAAATGACAACGAAACAGTAACTTTCACAATGAAATCAACGCCAAGTGCACCTGCAGGTTTATCAAGCAAAAGTTTGACATTGAGTGATTCAGCACAAGGCACATCACCAAAATTGTGTCATGGATTTGACGATGGTACAAGTTCATTTGCAAGTTTATCACCAGGAGCCTCACTAAACACAACCACTGCAAGACGATACACATCAGGTACTATAGACACAAATACCTGTACAAATTTCTTAACAAACAGTTCAAACGGCACAGGTTCAACAGTAAACCAAACTGTACTAGCATCAATCAACGCCAGCGCCAGCGGTTCAAGGACTTTCACAACATCCGAAGGTGGTTCTAACAACGGCACGTTCACTGACCTAGTTATTACTAACCACAGAGACTACGACGAAGTTGATGGTTCTTATGCACAAAGACTTTATTTGGTAGCCACTGCAAAAATTACACAGGCACTTACAGATTACGTTGCTGGATTGAATGCCCAAAGGATTGAAAGTACAGGTGGAGGTAACACAAATTTAGTTTATGTAGTTAGAGACCTTCTTACAGGAACTCCAACTACAACAATTGGTACAGTAGCAGAAGGCACAGCAGGATCTAAACGTTATATTTCTGGTGTTCCATACTACAACACAGGATCACCAACAGTGACAGTAACAGGAACAACAGTTGCTAACTTTACAGGACAAGCATACCAAGATACAAACTCACCTCACCAAGTTCATAACGACACAAACCAAGAATCAACATCTGGTGATGCAATAACAGATTCAGCATTTACATATGCACAAATAGACGGAGCAAGTACAATGTTGAGCAGTACTATACCTATCAAGAATACAGGTGTAGGTAGTCCATACACATTAGGAGCATTGACTGTTCCGATAACAAGTTCAGGTGTGAGGTCAATAAAAACAATTAGAGCAAGAAGTAAAAATGCAAATGGCACAGGATCATATAATTCAAGTGCAACAAAAATTCAAGTGTACACAGCGTCATTGTTGACATTAGACAATGAAGCAGGTGGTATCACAGTATCAGATTCTTTAGGAGCAGGTCATGATGACGATGCTCTAAGAATAACAGGGTTCGGGTCCTCGTCAGACACACCTTCATTCAATTCTGCCACAAACTACTACACCAGCAACGCATGGTCAGGTGCTGTTACTGTGGCGGGGACAACCGAAGCCATATCAAGATTTGGAACAATAAAACATTTCACAACTGATTTAAGTTCAGGATACCTTCCTGTTGGCCCTGATTTGAACACAGGCAGAGACGGTGGCCAGGCACAGTACTATACTTTCGCATTTAGAAGATCTACAATGGCTAGTTTTGATTTGACAATGTCAGGAAAAGTTTCAGGAATGTTTATTGCGGCACCAGGCACAGCAATTGATAGTGCAAGTTCATTGAATGGTTGGTTAGATTGTTCAACTACATATGGTGGTTCAGGTGTCCCAGGAGCAAACACAGGATCAGGCGGAAACGGATCAAATGGTTGTGCATTCAACTCTGGAGACAGGGTAGTTGACGGCACTACATATTCGTCACAAGAATTTACATTTACTTTAGGTACAGAGAACGGAACTAATGCCACAGGTAACGTGATATTAGTAAGAATTAAATTAGAATCAGGAGACAGTGTTACAGCACTGAGCATAGATTAATGGCAATAACTGACGCAAAAAAAGTAGACTATCTTTGGAAGAAAATTGGATATGGTGCAACCAAAACGGACACCAATGCGTCCAAGAAAGCACCCAACGAAGCCATAGCATCTCCTTTATTATTAAGAGGTGACAAGACTTGGAACCAAGCATCTAGCATTCCAGGCACAATGCCGGGATCAAGTTCAGGTGTGGTAACAGTGTATCCAACTTCTGCACCAGATGAAACGACAATGGACGGTACATCAACAGCAAACAGAACATGGAAGACAGGGATAACTGATTGGATTCCACCTGAATTTGGATCCACATATCAAGTCAAAGTCTACATACACACATCAGGAAATGCTGGAAGTGCCGCAAGTTCCGGAGACCAAGTGTTTGCCACAGGTTCAGGTAACAACGATGAATGGTTCTTTGATTATCAATCTGGTGTGTTACACTTTATAGGATCAAACTTACCCAACGGAATAAATTTTTCAGGAAAAGCAGTTTACATTTCAGGGGCAAGATATACAGGAACATTAGGATTACAGAACAATCAAGCAGACACAGGTGACTTTAGTTTCTCAGGAAATAAACTTCAAACAGGTTCTTCCAATGCCGACATGGAATTTGACACAGCGGGTACAGGAAAATATTTGTTCCAAGCGGATACTGCCATTGTCCTACCAACAGGTACGACAGCACAACGACCATCAGCACAAGAAGGTGTAATTAGATTTAACACAACAACTGGACAGTATGAAGTATCACAAGATGGATCCACGTACACAAACTTACGTACAGATGCCAATGCCGCTAACGTTACAAAAGATATATTTGCAGGTGATGGATCAACATCTACATTTACAATGAGCATAACTCCTACAGATGAAAATAATATCGTCGTCTATGTGGACGGTGTGATGCAAGAACCAGATCAAAACTATACCATATCAGGTACTACAATCAACTTTGGTGAAGGCGCCCACGCTGGTGCAAGAATTGTAGTGATGCATGGTTTTGCAGATTAATCTATTGTTACGCCAGTAGGTGTATACACTATATCAAATGTTTGTAATTGGCTTGTAATTTCATTCATCACAGATAGTTCAGGAAGTATTTCCCAACTGAATTCAGGTTGCTTGATTATAAATTCATAACAGTCTTGTCCAGATTCAAACCATAACCTAATGCCTGACATCATATGATTGGCATCCACTTGATGATGTTTACGGCATATAAGCCTTAACACAGTATCTGTTTTTTGTCGAAACTTATTCATCTGATCCACGAGGTCTGGTCTCTCCTTAAGAATTTCTACACTACGATTGCGGCAAATTGCCGGCCACATAAGTTTCAAACTGTATTTGTATACTATTGATTTTGCCATTTGTCTATTAACTCTTGAAATTTTATAAATGTGTCGCAAAACCCGTTGGACAAATCATCCAATTGAAAGGTTCTCGGCGGATTACATATGTACATAAATTTTGTGTCTGGATTTGCCAGTGCAACACTTTTAAGTCTTGTAAGTTCTGTAGGATTTGAAATATCATATCCTAGCAAAAATACAATTTTTGGTTTATTGTATACTGCCAACATTATACTCAATGTTTGTGGTGAACATTTTGTAGGGTCGATATCGTAACTGACCAATCCAGGAAATTCTGGTAGGCAAGTGACCGTGTCAAAAAACACATATTTCTTAAAAAGTGGCTCAGGAACCAATAATTTTGTTTCATTAAAATTTGGAGAATTAAGCATATCCTGTAGATTTACTTCACTGTTTACGGTAGCATACTCGAAATTAATGCTTTTATTGGAGTTAGATGACGCTATTACTGGGCCAATCTTCTGGGCCTGCTCTAAATCAAACCTTATGGGCAGGTTTCCAACTACTGTTATATACGCACTTTTCATATTGTTACGGGTATTTAACACCGTCAAATACGGAGAATCAAATAAATATCATTAGTTTTGCAATAAAAAACAATTATCGATAAGGGGAAAACACAATGGCAATAGGACGAATAACAGGACAGATGTTATCAGCCAACCTGGCAAGATCAGGCACTGATTTAGCATTTGAAACAAATTTATTAGCCTTAGATGTAACAAATAGTAGAGTTGGTGTAGGAACGGCTTCACCGGCAACTACTTTACACGTCTCGGCTACAGACGCAGTAAGATTACCGTCTGGAACAACTGGACAAAGACCAGGATCATCGGCAAACGGTGACATAAGATACAACAGCACACTTTCAACAATTGAAGGTTATGCCGGCGGTGCTTGGAAAAACTTGGCATCAGGTTCAGCGATTCAAGATACTGACGAAGATACAAAAATCCAAGTTGAGGAAAGTTCAGATGAAGATATAATTAGATTTGATATCGCAGGAAACCAGATCATGTCAATCACATCAGGTGGTTTGGCATTTGATACAGGAAAAGGTATCACATCAAACTTAACAGTAACAGGAAACTTAACAGTTAACGGTACTACAACAACAGTTGATAGTGCAACATTAACTATTGAAGATCCGATGATTACATTAGCAAAAAATAACTCAGGTGGAGCGGCTAACACGTTTGACCAAGGGTTATTCATGAACAGAGGTTCGGCGGCTAACGTTTCATTCATTTGGGACGAATCAGCAGACGAGTTTGCGGCGGCTATCACATCAGGAGAAGATGGAACGACTGCAGGTAACGTAACAATTGACTCATATGCAGACTTGAACGCAAACATCACAGGTGGTGCAAGTTTCACAAGAGCAGTTACATTTAACGATGCTTCAGCAAACGACCTTGACTTTAGAATGGAATCAGCGGCACAAACACACGCATTTTTCTTAGACGGTTCAGCAGACGCAATTGGTTTAAGAACAAGTTCACCAGCATACGCATTAGACGGATCAGGTGACGGCGGAGCGTTTAGATTACCAGTTGGTAACACAGCAGGTAGACCAACCGCGGCAACAGGTATCATTAGATTTAACTCACAAACAGGTCAATACGAAGGTTGTCAAGATGGATCAACATTTGTTAACTTGGCGACAGCAGGTGACACACCTACTTTCTCAAAAGTTTCAACAACAGGTGATGGATCAACTACAACTTTCACTGGTTTCTTTGGATCGGCTCCAGAATCAGTGAACAACGTTTTTGTTTACATCGACAACGTATACCAAGAACCAACTGAAAACTACACAGTATCAGGTACTAACATTACATTTACTTCTGCTCCACACAGTGCGGCAAGAATATTTGCAATTACAGGTGCTGACAATACTGCGTTAGCGACAGGTGGTGTTGCAAGATCTGAGACAAGTTCAGTTAACTTTACATCAACTGCAACTAACATTATGACATTTAACGGTGCTTCATACAGAAGTGCTGAATTGTTCATACAGTTAACAGATACTGCAAACACAGAATACGCGGCTATGAAAGGTGTTGTTGTACACAACGGTACAACTGCATTCATAACTGTACACGGTATTACAAATACTGGTTCAAGTGATTTAGCAACAATTACTGCAAACTACAACAGTGGTACAGTAGAAGTTAAAGCATTGAGTACAGGTGGCGTAACAGCGGCGAAAGTACAATATTCATTAGCGGCAGTTTAATAGAATATAACCTTAACGATAATTTTAGACGCTCTAACGGTAAATACTACTGTTAGAGCGTTTTTTTTACGACAAAAATTCCTTTAACAATTAAAGCAACAAACATACGGGATATATGGAACTATGACAACAAGAAACTTTAGAGTACATAATGGTATATCAGTTGGTGATATAGTAATATCAGCAAGTGCAAATACTATTACAGGTGGATCAACTGCGGCACCAAATGCCGACGGTCAATTCGCAAACAAGAAATACGTTGATGACTCATTAGCGGGTCTATCGCAAAACAGTATTTCTCAATTAAACACGAGCATTACAGTAACTGACTCGGGATCAAACGGAACGATCACGATTGCGGCAGACGGTAATAACGAAGTTGTGATCAATGACACTTCAGCAACGTTCTCAGGTAACGTGGTTGTAACAGGTCAATTGACAGTAAACGGTACAACAACTACTGTTAACTCAACAAACACAACAATCGCAGATAACTTAATTGAACTTAACACAGGTATATCAGCATCATCAAACGACGCTGGTTTTATTATTGAGAGGGGTTCAACAGGTAACAACGCGGCAATCATTTGGGATGAGTCAGCAGACAAATTCACAATGGGTACAACAACTGCGACAGCGGCTGACAAATCAGGTGGTATCACAGTATCAGCAGGTACATTGGTAGCAAACCTAGAAGGTACAGCAACAGCGGCGCAATATTCGGACGTTGCAGAAAGATTTGCGGCTAACGAAGTATTAGCACCAGGAACAGTTGTAGCATTAGGCGGAGCAGAAGAAATTTGTGCAGTAAACGAAGAAGCATCAGACGATGTGTTTGGTGTAGTTTCTCATGAAGGACAAGCGGCGTTCAAAATGAACGGTGCGGCTGGTGATGACAACACACACCCATACGTAGCAATGACAGGAAGAGTAGACGTTAAAGTTATTGGTACAGTAAACAAAGGTGACAGACTTATTTCTGCATCAGTACCAGGTTATGCAAAAGCGGCTCAAAAATCAGAATGTACAGCATTCAACGTAATTGGTAGAGCTCTTACAAACAAAACTACAACAGGTACAGGTTCAGTATTAGCGGCAGTAAGAACAAGTCACTAATAAATAGAATTACTTTTTAATAGAATTAAAGGGCGGCTTTGGTCGCCCTTTTTTTGTGGCGGTATAAATACTAGTACTGCTGTCAGCCGGCAATGAAACGAGGCTGTGTGTGGCATATGCTACACTAACATTATTATAGAGAGGTACCTAATATGGCCATAGGTCGTATATCAGGGTCGGTACTAAAGTCCAATCTGACTAGAAATGGCACTGACCTTGCATTTGAAACTAACTTGTTATACCTAGATGTAACAAACTCACGAGTAGGAATTGGTACTTCAGAACCTTCATCAACATTAACAGTCAGCGGAAATCTTACAACAACCACACTCACAGCAACTTCTATTGCTGGAGGCACAGCCACTGATAACATAAAATTTAATGACAGTATCGAATTAAGATTAGGTACCGATGCAGATGCAAATATCAAACACACTGGAACTAATTTAAACATTAACGAAACAACCGGTGACATAAACATCAGAACTTATGCTGACAACAGTGATGTTATAATAGGATCAGATGATGGTAGTGGAGGATTAGCAAATTATCTTAAAGCGGACGGTTCTACAGGTGAACTAAAATTATATTATTACGGCTCAGAAAAATTAAAAACAATCACTTCCGGGGTACAAACAACAGGAACAATTAATGTCAACGGTGCTTATACACTTCCAACAGCAGATGGAAGCAATGGACAGGTGCTACAGACAGACGGATCTGGTGCGTTAACATTTGCAGAATCATCAGGAGGTGGCGGTGGTAACAACACCGCAGTCAAACAATTTAACTACTACAAATTAAATCAAACATCGGCAGTAATAGACGAGTTCGACATCAAAGAATATCGTGGAGCGATTTATGATGTTGGAGTTGAAGACAAAGATAATAATTTTACCGGACACTACAAAGTATCAATTGTGCATGACGACAGCACTCCTTATATTTCTGTTTATAATGTTAATGAGGATTCAACAAGAATAGTAGACTTCACTGCGGCTATATCTGGTGACTCTGTTCAACTGTCAGCAGAAACAAACACATCGTCACACACAAATCTTAGAGTTTATAGGATAGCACTAGGAGATCATCATGAAACTGTTGCAAACACAAACTCAAAAATAATTGCAACATCCACAAGTATTAGTTCTAGTGCAACAACATTAGACCAATTTACAAAAACAGATATCAGAGGTGCAAAATATGTTATATTAATAAAAGATGACACTGCTGGTGATTATCAAATTTCAGAATTAAGTTTAACACACGATGGTACAACAGTATTCCATGATCAATATGCCCTAGTATCAAGCAGGGGCACACCATTACACAGTTTTAGTGCGGCAATATCTGGAGCAACTGTTACATTAAGTTCGGCATCAGGTGGAAACACTACTGGAACAGCAATATTATACAGACAAGATTTAGGAACAAAAACAAAGTTGGGAGAATTTGACAACTTCCATTACGGCATTAAAAAAGATATAGACAGTGCTGTAGAAACTGTAGACAGTTTCGATGTGTTCAAATATAAATCAGCAAGATATTTTGTAACAATGGAATCTGGATCAGAATATCAAAATTCAGAGATCACAATGACCATTAATGATGCTGGCACAGATGCAACAGTATCTGAAAGTTTTGTTATTACTGCAAACAACACACTGGCAACTTTTACAGCAGATGTGTCAAACGGAAAAGCAAGATTAAGAGCAAGTTGTAATCCTAACACAAAAATATTTTTTGCAAGATTAGGAATGGAAGCAATTAACATTTATAGAGCAAATGGACAGACCTCAGACGATTTATACATCACACACAATAACTTAAAATTAGAACCAGGTGCATTGACACTGCCCACTGGTACAACAGCAAATAGACCAACCGCAAGTAAGGTTGGTATGATAAGATACAACACATCCACCGAATCATATGAAAGATACGACTCCTCAGGTTGGACTGACATAGCAACACAGGCTTCAGTAAGTGAAGCGAGTGGTACAAGCACTGGTGAGAAAACTAGTATTTCAACAAGTGCTATTAACGTGGATACATTTGATACATCTTCTTTTGATAGTGCATTCTACCTAATGGTAACCAGAGATGAAATAAATGACGAAATCGCGACACAAACTGTAAGTTTAGTTCACAATGATACAGCGGCATTTACTTCTACAGGTGGTATAGTAAGATCAGGATCAAACACACAAGTGGCTTTTGACGCTGACATATCAGGATCAACGGTTAGATTGAGAGGTACAGGTACAGCAGATGTAAACTCAGTTAAATTCTTTAGGATTGGACTGGGAGATAATACATCCGCATCAAGTTCAGGAAACACAGCAACGATTGTCAACTCAGACGTAGATAGTGCAGTAGAAAATTTAGACACATGGTCTGCTTCATCATACAGAGGTGCAAAATATTACATAAGTGCAAACAACTCAGGAAAAACAGAACTAACAAATATTGAATGTTTGGTTGTGCATAACGGCACAGATGCGTTTATCACAATGTACAATGATCATTTCACAGGCAATAATTCGCTGTTAACTTTGACTGCAGACATAGACAGCGGTAGTGTAAGACTAAGAGCATCAGGAAATGAGCCTAACACTGCTGTCAAAATGTACAGAGTATTATTAAGTGATTCAGAATCGAGTGCATCAAGTGACAATACGAAAACAGTAGGACAGGTATCAGTATCGAGTTCTGCTACTGCGATAGACACTTTCACAACTGACAACGCCAATGGTGCTCACTACGTGATAGTGGGTAATAGCAGTTCAGAATCAGCGGCATCCATAAGTGAAGTTTTTGTTGTCACCGACGGTACAGATGCTTACGTGACGACAGCACCTCAAGTATCAAGTAAAGGATCAGATCAACTTGCATTTACAGCCGCCCTGTCTGGTACAACAGTTACATTATCAGCGGCAAGTACAAGTGGTGCTTCGACAACAGTCAACGGTTATAGGGTACAACTTTTACGTAATCAAGGTGGTGCATCAACATCATTACAAGTTTTAACAAGTAACAACCAAACAATAGCAGGACAAAAAACATTCACAGCAGGTGTATTGACTGACACTATACAATCACCAGGTTCTAATGCAAACATCACATTAGATCCACAAGGAACAGGTGCGGTAGCGGTATTAGGAAGCCAAACAATTACAAATACAACAACAGATGATTCATTAACGATTACTACAACAGAAGATTCAAATTCAGCAGGCCCAGTAATATCATTGAAAAGAAATAGTTCTAGTGTAGCAGATGCTGACTACTTAGGACAGATAAAATTTAAGGGTGAAAATGACAACGATCAAGAAGTAAACTATGCAAAAATCTCAGGTAAGATTCTAGATGCAAGTGACTCATCTGAAGACGGAATATTAGAATTTGCTTTCATGAAAAACGGATCGCAAAACATTTCAGGTAGATTCAGATCTGACAGTTTACAGTTATTAAACGATACTAGTTTAAGGGTAACAGGTCACGTTGAACTAGGAGTGTTGTCGGGTGATCCATCCGGAACTTCTAACATCGCACACATATACGCCAAGGACGATTCAGCAAGTGCAGAAGTTTATGTTCGTGACGAAGCAGGAAACGTTACAAAAATATCTCCACACAACGAAAAAGGTGAGTGGGAATACTTCTCAAGAAACACAAAAACCGGCAAAACTGTAAGGGTTAACATGGAAGAGATGATAAAAGACATAGAAAAACTTACAGGTAAAAAATACATCCAAGATTGTTAAACAATCAAATCCAATATAGTCTGTAATTTTCCTTTTATACTTTTGTTGTTCAAAGTATTTTTAAGACCCATGTGCAGGTTCTTGGGCCAACATTCAAACGCAGTCCAACAATATCCTGAGTGTTCTCCGTTTAATTTTGGAATAAATTCTGATTCAATAGCAATCAAATATGTGTGAAAGAAAAACTTCTGATCGTTTGATGTAAACATTTCTAGGGGAATTACTTTTTTAAATTTAGGCAAACTGCCTACTTCTTCTTCAATTTCTCTCTTTAATCCTTCAAATGCTGACTCGGTATATTTTGCCTGTCCACCAACCAAACCCCACATACCTTGCGTTTTTTTGTCAGTTCTTTGCAAAAACAAGAAACGTTTAGTACTGGTCGAATAAAATAATGCACCAGAACATACTATATTTTTTTCCATGTGTTATTATAACAATTAAGGAGTAGTTGCGTCAAGGCTTGAATTGTATCCAGGATCTGCTCCACCGTCCAGCACAATGCTCCATTTACCAGCGGCATATATTCCTTCATAGGATTTTTTCCATTCAATTCCGTCCCATCTATATTGGATACCTGTATTAAGGTTTGTCACATAATGTTGTGTTGAGTCTGGATCTGATGCATCAAAAGCCACATTCCATTTGCTTGTTGTACTGTTATATTCTATAATATCTCCAACACTTGCCACAAGTGTACCCCAAGTTGAACTTTGGAAACTTGCTGTAGAATCTCCTACGTCGTTTATGACCAAATATCTGTCACCGTTGGCCGGTGTGCCTGGATCAAATGTTGCAGGATTAATAATTTTTTTAACTGCTGTAAGTGTATTAGAAGGAATTGTGTCTGAGTCGATGTTGTACAATAATATTGTATCATCTAATGTTGTGGTTGCAATAGTACCAATGATTTCATTTCCGTTCTGTTGTGTAAGCCTGATTTGTGACGTGCCATTTACTACTTTTCCGTATTGATCTAACAACACTTTCCAATTGACTGCTGGTCCAAATGCTTCGAACGGATCAAAATTAGTTGGTGCGTTTGCTCCTGTGTAATATCCATCACCACCTGATTTAACATTTACTCCTGTTGTGCCCAATAATCTTAATTGATTTCCTGATACCAATAAGCCAAAATTGTTTGGTGTGATATAACTTCTCGAAATAAGTTCTCCATCTATTAAACCTTTTGCTATTCCACCATCATCATCGTAAATGCTCATGATAATTTTTTGTACTACACCTAACTTTTTAACTTTAACTGGTGGTGATAACCAGATAGGCATAGAAAATGTTAATGTAGCAACATCTATTTCCGAGTCTGCACCAACAGGAATAGTTCTTGAACTAAAAGTTACACCTGTCAATTCGACATAACTTAAACTTGTCCAATCAATATAGTTGTCTGATTTTTGTATTTCAAAATCAGGATTGAACAAATATAAAATTTGTTCCATAATTTGTAATTTTTGATCTGTGTTTGTGCTCCAAATATCTGCGGATACTTCTAATCTAAACGGTGATGGCATAACTTTTTCAACAGTATAACCAGCACCTAACTGATTTGTGTAGTTGCCGTCAGTGTCAACATCTCTTTCTTTCAAATGTTGTTTTTCAATATGATACGGATTCTGCATTCTATCTCTATCATAGTTTAATTCTCTCACATAACAAGCGATTCTTGGTGCGTATTGTAAAGCATTCTCAGAATTATTTCTTATTATGTTTGCCACTTGCCTTGTTGGATCTCCATACACCACAGGCACCGGTCTTAGTTGCACTTCTCTTTTTGAATCTTTACCTGTTTCCACAGAAAAATTACTCAATATCCTTATAAATTGAGTTAAAAATTTTCTAACCTGTCCTTCGTAAAAGTGTAGCATTAATTGTCAGCCTTTGGTTTCAGTGCATTTGTCAATGACTGTCTTTGTTTTGTAGTTAATCCGTTTATTGTAGATTCGGTAGTATTATTGACAAAATTTGTTTTAAAGTTTCCTCTGGTATCTGTGTTCGTTGTAGTTATTCTTACTGAATCTTCTATTTTTACCCATCTGTTTCCATCATAACGGAACAATCTGTTTGGCAAGTAATCTGTTCTAAGGAAATAATCACCTTTATCCACATTTGAAGTAGGAAAATTAATACCAAAACCTGCAGGATTTCCGTTTGGTGCAACACCATCTCCGTCCAAATAAAATCCATAGTGCGAACTTGCAGGTGTGTCTATGACTGCATTTACATTTCTTGACTGACTTGCTCTCTGTGATGTAGTGTTTACGTTGTCTGTTCTAATGTTTCCTCGTTCATCAATAGGTGCAACATAGTATTGTTTGTAATTAAATCCTGCTTTTGGTGAATCTTCTTCTGCTTGTTTAACAATTTGATCATTTATTGTTTTCTCTCTATTGTAAGTTGACATATAACTTGCCAGTGATCCTGTTGCTTGAGCATCACCTAATATATCTTTGTATTCTTGAGAATCAACAAGTGATTTCATCTTAAGTCTAAGTAGATGTGGCCACCAAGTTTGTGAAAATCCTTCTGCGGCTCTGTTTACATCTTCTACAACATAATATCTTTTCAATGCTATTGGTATGCTTTCGTCCAATGAATAATCTTCTTTCATATGTGGCAATTCTATTACATCGCCTGACATAGGTTTTCTTCCTATTCTTTCAACTATGTCATTTAGATGTACTGTCAAAAATAATGTATCGTTTGATAGAAACATACCAAATTGTGATAGGTTAAAATCCTGATCTTGCACATTGTATATGCCTCTGACAACATACACATCGTCTGCATATTTTCTATCTCTATTTTCTAAAAATAGCAAATCTTGTATGGTAGTTTCATTTAAATCTTGTCCAGTAACTCTAGGTTGGCTGGGAGATGCTGGACCATCCTTGTTTGTATCTCCCTGATCATATGGACCTAAATATTTGTGAAAATGGAGATCAGTTCCTCCCACAGTAAACATCTCTTTGATGTTACGATCGAAGAACTTGTAGTCATTGCCCTTTTCAGGCTTGAAAATGGATAATCTTGGCATATCATACATATTTATTGCGTAGGCAAAGGCAATAAATATGTGTATGTCAGAACTACAAACAGGTCAACAAGAGATATACGATTACGTTAAAAACAGCCTCGGTGATGGTATGATTGACGTTGAATTAGACCCAAAACACTATGAAACTGCTCTTACTAGAGCATTGAATAAATTTAGACAGAGATCTTCAAATGCAGTTGAAGAATCTTATGCTTTTCTTGAACTTAAGAAAAATCAAAATTCATACATTTTACCAGATGAAATAATCAACGTGAGAAACCTTAACAGAAGGACTGTTGGATCACGAACTGAAGGTGGAGAAGGTGGAACATTGTTTGAACCATTCAACTTGGCATACACAAATACCTACTTGTTGAGAGCAGGTGCAACAGGTGGTTTGGCAACTTACTATGCTTTTGCATCTTATCAAGAAATGATAGGAAAAATGTTTGGAAGTTTTATACAGTTTCATTTTGATGTGGCAACTAAAAAATTAACAATAACTCAAAAACCTAGAGCAGACAACGAAACAGTGCTCATGCACACTGACAATTATAGACCAGACATTACATTGTTCAAAGACATATATGCAAAACCATGGATTAGAGATTACACACTTGCTGTTGCAAAACTTATGTTAGGCGAAGCGAGAGGCAAGTTTAATACAATAGCAGGTCCACAAGGCGGAACAACACTTAACGGTGATGCATTGAAACAAGAAGGCCAAGCAGAAATTGATAGACTCGAACAAGATCTAGGTAATTTTGCAGAAGGTGGAACACCACACAGTTTTGTTATTGGTTAATAACAATCTAAATCCTTTTAAATAATTGTGTCATGACGGACTCCAGATACAAGAAATATGAAGATTGCGATATAGATGAACTAGAACAAATTGTAAATGATCTAGAAAATATGTCCATCAGTGCCTTAAAAAGTAAAAAGTTAGACATAAGAAAATCTATATTAGGTGCGGTAAAAGAAGCAAAATTAGTCATTGAAAAACGTCTTAAAAAATAGTATAATAAAGAATGCTATTAGGAATCGTAGGATTAATCGGATCTGGTAAGGACACAGTTGCAGAAAGACTGGTTGCACAGCACAGTTATAGAAGAGATTCATTTGCAAAAAGTTTGAAAGATGCAGTAAGTTCCATGTTCAATTGGGACAGAGAACTGTTAGAAGGCAAAACAGATGCCAGCAGAGAATGGCGTGAACAGCCTGATGAATTTTGGAGTGAAAGATTTGGCAAGCCAGTCACACCTAGATGGGTATTACAATACTTTGGTACTGAAGTCATGCGTGGCAATATGTATGATGGCATATGGGTAGATAGTTGTTTGGGAAGATACAAAGGTGACAACACTGTAATTTCAGACACAAGATTTGTTAATGAAATTAAAAAAATTAAGGCAAAAGGTGGCAAAATTATATGTGTCAAAAGAGGAGAATTGCCCACACAAAAAGAGATGCAAGAACGAGGTGCCCATAAATCAGAATGGGATTGGCTTGATAGCAGTTTTGATTACGTTATTGATAACAACGGTACATTAGAAGACTTGTACAAAAAAGTCGATGATTTAATCATCCGCTTCGAGGTCGCCGATACGCCAACCAAGACGTTTAGTACCACCTAATCTTTGGCAATTAGCACACACAGTTTTTAAATTAGTAATAGCAGTATTCCTCAAATTTCCGTCAACAAAAAACACATCTAGTTGTACAGGATTTTGTGCTTTGAATCCACACAATTCGCACTTACGTTTCTTTTTATACCCCGACCTTTGTAGTGCTGTTATTCCGCCTACTTTCTTGTTATGCTTTTTCCTATTGCAGGTATCACACAGCCTACGCCAATAGATCTTGTCATTCTTCCTATAAGCATATGCTCTTGGTTTGGTTTTGCACTCTACACATAAGGGTCTAACTGCATTATTCATATGCAAGTATTTACGTTGCCTATATAGGCACCACTGATTTAGTAAATTAAGTGTTAAATTACGAATATTCTTATAAATACTTCAGTATATACGTACAAACTTGCAAGGAGAACACGTAAAATGGCATTAACAGCACCAGGAGTAGAGGTAAGTGTAATAAACGAAAGTTTTTATGTACCATCAGATGCGGGTACTACACCACTATTCATAGTAGCATCATCACAGGATAAGAAGAACGGAGCAGGTGACAGCACAGCGGCTGGAACACAAACAGCAAACGCCAACACTGCTTATTTGATTTCTTCACAAAGAGAATTAACAGAAACTTTTGGTGATCCAAAATTTTATCAAGACGCATCAGGCAATTCATTACATGGTTATGAATTAAATGAATGGGGTCTACAAGCGGCATATTCTTTCTTAGGAGTTGCCAACAGAGCATACGTTTTAAGAGCAAATGTTAACACTAGTGAATTACTAGGAAGTGCATCGGCTCCTACAGCGGCACCAACAGATGGCACATACTGGTTTGACCTTGCATCAAGCAGTTATGGATTATTTGAGTGGTCAAAAACAGATCAAAAATTCACAACGATTGCACCAACACTTATTACATCAGTTACTGATTTAGTAGGTGGTGTTTCAACTGGTGTACCAAAAACTTCAATTGGTATCACAGGTGATTACGCAATCAATACAACACACGTAACTAACAAGATTTACAAGAAAACAGAAGCAAATGCTTGGGTACAAGTTGGGTCAAGTGCATGGCACTTATCACTACCTATTATTTCAGTTGCTTCTGGAACAACAGTTACAAACAGCCATAACATGAAAATTAATGGTATCACTGTACAGACAGGTGGTACTGCTTTATCAAATGTTAACACGGCTTTGAACGCGGCAAACATTCCAGGTGTAAGTTCAAGCATCAACACTACAACAGGAAACTTAGACATTTTCCATGATGGTGGTGAGTTCGGTGATTCAACAAACAGAGAAATAGTTGACTTTGAAGAAGGTACAGGACTATTAGCAGGTTTAGGAATCACAGCAGGAAACTACAGAGCACCTAAATTTTTACAAGACAAACACACAAACAGACCAACTTGGAAAACAGCAGATGAGAACAGACCAACTGGTTCGGTTTGGTTTAAAACAACTTCAGCGAACTCAGGAGCAAACATTGTTGCTAAATTATACAGTTCAGCAAGTGCAAGTTTCTCAACAGTAGCGGCACCATTATATGAATCAAATAATTCTGCGATTTACAACTTAGATGCGGCTAACGGTGGAACTGCTTTGACAGTTGGAACTTTGTATGCACAATACAATGTAACTGAGCAAAAGATTAACACAACAGATGGTTCACAAGATGACACAACAAACAATGTTGGTGATTTCCAGTTATTCAGATACGAAGGTGGAAAAACAACTATCACAAGTAGATTAACTTCACACACATTTACAGGTTCAGAAACATTTACAATAAGTGAATCTAGAAAAAATCAATCGGCAATGAGTACTCCAATAGAAATTACTATGAGTGGTACAACTGCTGACACATTTATTGCAGATGTAAACGGAAAAGTTGACGCAAGTGCGGCGGCTAATTCAACAACAAGACTTATAAACATCAAAGCATCTAAATTATCAACTGGTGAAATTGTTATAGAACACACACTAGGTGGTGACATTAGAATGAACAACACAGGAACAGGTGACGTGTTAGGTGATGCTGGTTTTGGAACATCACAAGCACACGCTTACGGTGGTTACACTGCAAACAGTTCAACTTTAGTGGACAACTTATATGTTGCACCTGCAGGTGACACAGAAGATTCTTCAACAGGATCAGAAGTGATCGCAACTAACTGGAAAAGATTATCATACACAGCAAGTACAAGCACACCAAACAATGAACCAGCAGACGGTACATTATGGTATGACACAAACATTGATGTTGCTGACATTATGGCACACAATGGTACTACTTGGGTTGGATATGCAACAGCATACGCAAGTACAGATCCAAATGGTCCACAGTTTAGTGCAACAGCACCAACTACACAATCAGATGGTACTGCACTTGTAACTAACGACTTATGGATTGATACTTCAGACTTAGAAAACTATCCAAAACTTTACAAATACAACACATCAGCAACTTTAAGTTCTTCAAACACAGCGAACCAAGTTGCAGTAACTACATCAGGTGCGGCTTGGGAACTAGTTGACAAAACAGACCAAACAACAGAAGACGGTATTGTTTTTGCAGATGCAAGATGGCATACTTCAACTGATAAAGCGGCAGGAACTAGCAAAGCGGCAGGAACTCCTTCAACAATCAAAGCATTGTTAAGTGATGGTTTCTTAGATCCAGATGCTCCAGATCCAGCGGCATACCCACAAGGTATATTACTTTGGAACACAAGAAGAAGTGGTTACAATGTTAAAGAATACAAAAACAGTTACATCACAACTGCAAAATATCCAGGAAGCGGATCAAGTGGTTTAGGAAACGTAAGACAAAGCAACGAGTCAGTAGCATCTTACTACCCAGACAGATGGGTAACTAAATCAAGCAACAACGCAAACGGTTCTGGATCTTTTGGTAGAAAAGCACAGAGAAAAGTAATTGTTGAACAATTAAAATCAGAGATCGACACTAACCAAGCAATCAGAGAAGACCAAAGAGGCTTCAACGTTATTGCAACACCTGGTTATCCAGAGTTGATTTCAAACATGATTAACTTAAACACTGACAGAAACAACACAGCATTTGTAGTTGGAGATACTCCAATGAGATTAGAAGGAACATCAACTGCTATCCAAAACTGGGCAAACAACTCAGCGTCAGCATTAGATAACGGCGAAGATGGATTAGTAAGTGCAAGTGATTACTTGGGTGTGTTTTATCCATCAGGTTTAACAACTGACAACAGCGGAAAATCAATTGTAGTTCCAGCGTCACACATGATGATGAGAACTTTAGCAAACAACGACAATATTGCTTTCCCATGGTTTGCACCATCAGGAACAAGAAGAGGTATTGTTGACAATGCAACATCAGTTGGTTACATTAACGCATCATCAGGTGAATTTGAAACAATATCTGTAACAGAGGCAGTGAGAGATTCAATGCATGAAGTAAAAGTTAACCCAATCACGTTCTTCTCAGGAGCAGGAATTGTTAACTTTGGTAACTTAACTAAAACTTCTTCAAGTTCAGCACTAGATAGAATAAATGTTTCTAGATTAGCAGTGTACCTAAGAAGTCAATTAGATGCAATTGGAAAACCATTTATATTTGAACCAAACGATGAACTTACAAGAAATGAAATCAAACAAGCAATTGAATCATTCTTACTAGAACTTGTTGGTCAAAGAGCATTGTATGACTTCCTAGTAGTTTGTGATGACACAAACAACACACCTACTAGAATAGACAGAAACGAACTGTATGTAGATATAGCAATTGAGCCAATCAAATCAGTTGAATTCATTTACATACCGTTGAGAATTAAAAACACAGGAGAAATTGCAAAATTAGGGAACTAATTTTTGAATAAATAGGAGAGAGAAACATGGCAATATCAACTTTATCAAAATTTACAGTACCACTAGCGAACGATCAGAGTTCAGCATCACAAGGCTTATTGATGCCAAAACTACAATATCGTTTTAGAGCGATCCTGGAAGGTTTTGGAGTATCAACACCGCGTTCAGAATTAACGAAACAAGTAGTAGACATTACTAGACCAAACTTAACATTTGATAACGTAACATTAGATGTTTACAACTCAAAAGTTTATGTTGCTGGTAAACACACTTGGGAACCAATTACAATCACATTAAGAGATGATGTAAACAACTCAGTTACTAAACTTGTTGGAGAACAAATTCAGAAACAATTCGATTTCTTTGAACAAAGTTCGGCGGCATCGGGTATTGATTACAAATTTACAACTAGAATTGAAATGTTAGACGGTGGTAACGGTTCAAGCACACCAAATGTATTAGAAACATTTGAGTTATATGGTGCTTATGTTGAAAACGTTAACTACAACACACTAGCATACGCAACATCAGACCCGGCTACAATTACAATGTCGGTTAGATATGACAACTGTATACAAACACCACAAGGAACAGGTATTGGTACAGCAGTTGCAAGAACAGTTGGTACATTAAGTACTGGTTCGTAAAAATTAGAATTAGCATTTATAATACAAGGAAAGCACCTTTTTATGGTGCTTTTTTTGTGGCTATAAATACAAGTATATGCCAAAGATAAACGACTTTTTACAAGGGATCCAAAATGGCCAACCAGGCATGAAGGACTTCCGTCACGCATCAAGACTGTACATAGACGACAATTACAGACTTATGCCGAAACAGAAGTTCATGTTTCATGTTATGATTCAGACTGATGAATCAATGTTCGTAAGTCCATATAATCCACAAGAAGATGTGCAATTAGATATGTTGGTCAAAAGTTGTGACTTACCAAGATACGGTATGAACCTAGAAGAACTGGTGCAGTACAACAAAAAAGCATATGTGGCAACACGTATTCAATATGAACCAGTAAACATTACGTTCCATGATGACCATGCTGATACCGTTAATGCTTTTTGGAAAAAATATTATGAGTATCATATAGCAGATTCAGTGAACCTTGGACAAAGTGGACTTACAATATCGGATACAAAAGATAACGCATACGACGATATTACAGAAAGAAGAAGATTTAACAAGTTTGGATTAGACACTCCAGCCAAAAAAAAGAAACCATATTTAAAAAGTATAATAATCTTTTTGCTACACAAAAAGAGATTTACTTCAATGCAATTAGTAAATCCAGTTATTGGTTCTTTTGCACACGACTCAGTAGATAATGCCGATGGAGCAGGCACACTTTCAAATGTGATGCAAGTTTATTATGAAACAGTATTATATGATTCTGGAACAATTAATAAAAATGATGTGCCAGGTTTTGCAACATTAAACTATGATCACGAACCGTCGCCATTAACAGTATTTGGAAAAGGGACAAATTCAATATTTGGTCCTGGTGGTGTAGTAGACGGTATAGGATCTGTAATGAAAGCAGTACAAGGTAAAAACTATTTAGGTGCGATTTTGGCGGCATCGAAAACATATAACAATGCTAAAAAAATTAAAAAAGCAGGAGCGAAAGAAGAATTAAAAGGACTTGCCAAAAAAGGAATACTAGAAGTAGGAAAACAGGCAGGAACAGTTTCAAGTCCAGTTGCAAATTTTGGAGTAGGTGCTATTGCGGCAGTAGGAACATTAGCAGTGGCAAAAGGAATAACTGACAATTCCGATAAAGCAGATACAACAGTTATAGGTTCTACTTCTACCTTTGACAGTGTAAATTTTTTAACAGCCAATGAGGCTTATAATTTAGTCACAACAAATGATAAGATAAAAGATATCATTGCAGGTCACATATATTACAAAGATATAGGATCACGTACAGGACAGACGGTTGCACAAAGTGATGTTGCTTATAAGAATTCACAAGATACTACAAAAAGAGTTTACAGGAATAAAGCAATCACGGATATAAGAAAATTAGTAACAAATGGTTTTATTAAAATAGATAGATCAACACAAGACATAACAGTTAACATTGAGAAGGCGAACTTATAATGGCTGAATTTTATACAAACTTACCACCAAAAACAAGCGACGGTTTGGACGAGACAATCCAGAAATTAACAACGACAAATTATCAAACAGAATATGAAATGGCTCCGGGCGATTATGATGCCTGTATTGCATTTTTTGTTAAGAGAGGATTCAAAAGAGCATCTGCAGAATCCACTGCTTATGTAATCATGGCACAAGCAAAAATAGATAATATCAGTCCACAAGAAATATTAGACAAATTGTCCGGTGCTACGGAAGTACAACTATCAGAACTAATAACACTAATATTAAATGCTAACAGGTATAAGTCTAGTAGGCTAGGTGTTAGACAAACACTGACTACTAAAGAACTTGTATCTAGAAACATTCTAGATTAATGCTACCAAGATTTGCAAGAGGAAAATTTTCACCAAAGAATGGGGGGAAGTATGTTGGATTGAAAACTCCAACTTACCGTTCAAGTTGGGAACACGCTTTCATGAGATTGTGCGATGAACATCCTAACGTGTATCAATGGGCGAGTGAGTCAATTAAAATCCCATATCGAAATCCTTTCACAGGAAAATATACAGTATATGTGCCAGATTTTTTTATTGTGTACATGGACAAGAATGGTAGAAAACATGCAGAAATGATAGAAGTAAAACCTTCGGATCAAATGACTATGGAACGTGCAGGAAAAAGTCAAGCAAAGAAAAAACAAGTAGTTTTGAACATGGCTAAATGGGAAGCCGCAACAGCATATGCAAAACAGAGAAAAATAAGATTTAGAGTAGTATCAGAAGATGACCTTTTTCATAATGGAAAACGTAAGTAAATAAAAACATGACAAAGAAACTAGAAGATATTCTTAATTTACCAAATGTCAAAGAGGCATTCAAAGAGGTAGATAAGAAAGAACAAGCCAAAGCAAACAAAGAAAAGACAGGCGAAGTAATGAAAAATGTCGATCCTAAAACTGCCGCGGCATTGAAAAAATCATATGCAGAATTTGACAAAGTTGCGGCCGCTTTACCACAAGTAAAAGGACTTGGAGAACTGTCAGATTTAGAATTAGACAAACTGGCTATCGAATCAGAAGAGAGTTACAAGAATTTAATGGACTTGGGCATGAACGTTGACTCACGTTATTCAGGGCGTATCTTCGAGGTTGCCAGTAATTTCTTGAGAAATGCCATAGATGCAAAAAGCGGCAAGATTGACAAAAAACTAAAAATGATTGAATTACAACTTAAAAAGCAGAAGTTAGATCAAAGCAATAAAGACGGTGGTCCTATAGAGGAATCCGACGGTTTTGTTATCTCAGATCGTAATGAATTAATGAAGAAACTACTTAAAAAAGACTAAATATTGCATATGAGCACGTTTACACAGTATCTAGCAGAATCTAGCAAGTCATATGACTTTAAAATAAAGGTAGCGGGACAGTTACCAGACGATTTTGCTTCTAAAATGGAAACAGCACTAGCAAAATTTGAAGTTGCAAAAATGTCAGCGGGTAAGAAAACACCTATAATGACTATGCCTTTAGATTTCCCACATTTATCAAATGAAGAAGTAACAATTTTTGACGTTACAACAAACTATCCAGCAAGTTCAAATGTAATGAAAGAATACCTATCAGATTATTTAGGTGTTAATGCTTCAAAAATTGTTGTAAGAAAACCTGGTGAACCAACAGAAGAATATCAAGATCAAATGCAAGTTGCAAAAAATTCAGAATACAAAAACAAATTATTAGATATTGAAATGACAGATTCACCAAAAGTAAACGCAGAAGACTTTCACTCAACTAAAGCAAACATGAGTTTGTTAAAAGAATTATTAAAAGACAGAGAAAGCAAATACGAAGTTGAAAAAGGTACAGATAATAAAACCCAAGATGCACAAAGCAAAGAAGAAGCAGGATCTCCATCTCCAGTTAAAGGACATGATGGTCCAATTAAAGGCAACCCAAATCCAGCAAAAGGAAAATAAGTTATGGAAATGATTGACGTACTAAAGAAGTTAACTGAGATTGCAGAAACTAAACCAGAATTAGTTAAAGATGCAGTAGCAAACGTTCAAGCAACAAACCCACAGGCTGTTGTGCAAAATGCTGTTCAAAGTGAACCAACAATAAAAACAGACGAAGGTGGTATGTCAGACATACACATTGGCGCTCAAGAGGCAATAGGTGAATTCCAAGACGAAGACGGAAATTTAAAAATGCCAAAAAGAGATGTTGTAGCGGCACTTGTTAAAAAATCAAAAGAATTACCTTTCCCACAAAGTTATGAATATGAAACTGCGGCAAGAATGGTTGCAGATGAGTATGACGATGAGGGTGAAAAAGTAGGAGATATGGAACCTGCTATGGATTCAGAGCAACCTACAGACGAGGGAAATGCTTTTGCACAGGCAGTACAAAAAGCGAAGGCGGCTGGTCTTAAAAAAGGTGATAAATTTAAAGTTGGAGACGAAGAGCATACATTAAGAGATAGCGATTTCGAGGTAAATACAGATACAATGAAAACAGAAGACAAAAAACAAGTAAACGAAGCAATACAAATTTCAACTGATTCTCCAGAAGAAGCATCAATGATGATGCAAATTCTAAAACTAGCAGGTGTGCAACCAGTAGATGCAAAAATGATAGGTGCTGATGAACCAAAAGCAGAACCAGAAATGGATCAAGATGACGCAACGGGTTCTATGGACATGGCTAGAATGAGAGATGTTGTTACTGCACCAGATGATGAGAAAGCAGAAGAAACATTTGATAACGAACCAGATGTAAAAGTACAAGACACTGATTCATTAGTTAATACCAATTCAGGTGGTTTAAACAGAAAGAAAGTTCAAATACAAAAAGGTCACCCAGGTGATAATGAACTTAAGGCTTTCGAAGACACAATTACTGAAGAAGATTTAGCAAACAGTCTAAGAGCACAATACGAAGGTTTCAAAAAAGAATATCAAGAAGCGGCAAAAGTTGCAGAAGCAAAAGCAAAACCTGACTTTTTAGATATGGACAAAGATGGCGACAAAAAAGAACCAATGAAAAAAGCCATCAAAGATAAAGAAGCAAAGTAATACTTTTCCTAACATCTTTAAAGCATTAAATACTTTACTATGGCGTATGTATCACTAGACGGCGAACAAGTTAAGAAAGCCAATAAGAAACACAAATACACCAAAGAACAAGTTTTACAACTTGAACAGTGTATGGACCCAAAAACTGGCCCATTATTCTTTATGAAAACGTTCATGAAAATACAACATCCAGTAAAAGGATCTTTACCATTTGAACCTTACCCATATCAAGAAAGATTAATTAACAGTTATAACGATCATAGATTTTCAATTGCCATGTTACCTAGGCAAACAGGAAAAACAACCTGTGCATCAGGTTTCTTAATATGGTATGCTATGTTTAGACCAGACTCGCAGATACTAATTGCGGCACACAAATACGCAGGTGCTTCCGACATTATGTCAAGGGTGCGTTATGCTTATGAGATGTTGCCTAGTTGGATTAAAGCAGGTGTAACACAATACAATAGGAACAGTATAGAATTTGACAACGGTTCGAAGATTATGGCAACTACTACAACTGAAAACACAGGACGGGGTATGTCACTTACATTAATATATTGTGATGAGTTTGCATTCGTGCAACCACCAGAAAAAGCCAAAGAATTTTGGACTTCACTATCTCCAACACTGTCAACAGGTGGTAAGTGTATGATCACATCAACACCTAACTCAGATGAAGATCAATTTGCATTAATTTGGAAAGAAGCAAACAAAAGATTTGACGAATACGGCAATGATAAAATAACTGGAACTAACGGTTTCTATGCCATGAAAGCACATTGGTCAGAACATCCTGACAGAGATGAAACATGGGCAGATGCAGAAAGAGCCAGAATAGGTGAAGAAAGGTTTAGAAGGGAACATGAATGTGAATTCTTAATCTTTGACGAAACACTAATATCAAGTATCACACTAGCAGACATGGAAGGCAACGCACCTGTAGAAACAACAGGACAAGTGCGTTGGTTTAAAAAGCCTACTCCAGGCATGACTTATATGGTATCACTTGATCCTGCCATGGGTACAGGCGGAGACTTTGCGGCCATACAGGTTTTTGAATTGCCAACATTTGAACAGGTCGGTGAATGGCATCATAACACTACACCAATGAATCAACAGATAAGAATTTTGCAAGGTATCAACAAACACATATACGATACAATTATGGAACAAGATGCAAGTGCATCACCACAAATATTTTACAGCATGGAAAACAATACTATCGGTGAAGCGGCACTATTAAGAGTAATGGATATAGGTGAAGAAAATATACAAGGAATGTTTTTGTCAGAACCGATAAGAAAAGGACATAGAAGAAAATTTAGAAGAGGATTTAACACCACTGCTAAATTTAAAATTGATGCTTGTACAAAATTTAAAGAGTTAATTGAGGGCGGAAAAATGAAAATTAATTCACAATTACTAATATCTGAACTTAAAGATTTCGTAGCAAGTGGTTTAAGTTTTAAAGCAAAACCTGGCCAGCATGACGATTTAGTAAGTGCTTGTTTGCTTATGACACGTATGATGAAAGTACTTGCTGATTTTGATCCCAAAATATTTGAGAAGTGGACAGACAGAACATCAGAACTAACACCAATGCCTATATTTGGCTCTTTCACAGGATAAATGGTGTCTACAAACAACACAGACCGCTTTATATTGGTGGTAAAAAGGACTTAGACCCAATATGCTATTCAGCAAAAAGGCGTATAAATAACACTATATGAACCCAAAAAACTCACAAGATTTATTCAACAAAATTAGATCACAGTTCACTAATATTAGATTAGGTGACGAAAACGGTGCCGCAACAGCAGACCCAAGCAGTGCTGTATTTTTTGAATTTGAGTTTAAAGAAGATGCTGACACATTTGGTTCAGTCAGTGTATCCATAGCAGAAGACGGTACTATGAAAGTGTTTTACAACCGTAATTTAGTGGACAAAATTGATGAGGACAGCAAAGACGAATGGTATGCGTTCCTTAAAGAACTAAAAGACTTTGCAGTAGAGCATCAATTATCCTTTGATGTGCGTGATATTACTAAAAGCAATCTTACAAAGCAGGATTACAAGAATCTAGCAGACACCAATCAAACGGTAAATAACGATGAGATGTCGGAAGAACTAGAAAGAATTACAAAATTAGCAGGTGTTGAAAAGGCACCAGTTGCAGAAGGACTTACGGGTACTGCAAAACGTTCATACGAAAATTTAGACAAAACAAAATTAATAATTAGACACAAAGGCAAAGTTGACGAAACTGTGCCTGGTGCTAGATCAAGACAGATACAATCACTATACATCGAAAACGAAGATGGTGAAAGATTCAAGTATCCAATGACACACCTAGCAGGTGCGAGAGCAATGATGAGACACGTTGCAAATGGCGGAAGACCACATGACGAATTTGGACAACACATTGTTTCGACTTCAGAAGATATTGCAAAATTAAATTCATTTTCAAGATATGTTTCAAACAAAGATCAATTAAATGACAACGCAGGTGATATAATTGAAAAAACAAAATTAAAATTAGAAAATTTAAGAGGTTATATGAGAAGCCTTTCTAATCAAACACATTACGAAAATGCAAGTAAAGATTTCAAAACATCAGAAGAACAAATACTAGACGACGAAACAGTGGCTAAATTAAGAGAAAAATTTACAATGACTAATTTAGATAAAAGAGTAGAAGATGCTTTCCCACTTATCAACAAGGTAATGGCTGAACTAGAAAATGCACCTAAAGAAGAGCCAGTAACAGAATTAGATCCAGGTGATGAACCAATTGATGCACCAATACAAGCACCAGTTGATCACGGTGCAGTTGTACAAGGTTTCTTAACTGATCCTGACAACAAATTAGTTTTGAGAAAAGACGATGCCGCAGACAAAATGTTATCAGTAACAAAATTTAAAGACAAGAACACTATGTTAGGCTCAATACTTTCAGATATAGCATCAAGACTAATTTCAACACCAAAAGGTGAAGAAGACAGAGTGGCTAACTTTGCTTCAAGAGTAGCAGACGGATTAGAGCAAGAAGGACAAACATCTTTCAAACCTGGACCAGACTATAACAGTAATAAAAAAATTGCAATACAACTAGCAAAAAGATACATCGATGATTACAAAAAAATGCAATCAGATCCAGAATACAAAGACGAAGTTAGAAAAGATCCACAAGACATAAACAAATTTAAAAACATCAAAGGTAAAGAATACGGTGACAAGTCTAAAGAATATGGCGCTAAAGAAGAAGTTGCTTTTGAATCATGGGCAGAACAAACAGCAAATGAATATGCTACTGCACCAAAAGACGAAGAAGACAGAAGAGAAAAATTAAAAACACTAAACGATATTCAAAAAAATCCAGACTTAATGAGCGATCCTAAAATGAAGGCCGCAGTAATTAAAAGAAGAATGGAATTACAAAGAGCAAAACAAGAAGGTGTTGCATTTGAAGATCTTAAACCTTACATTGAACAACATTTAAAAGATGGCGGCGACAAAGCAACTGCACTTGAAACAGCGATAGAACAATTCAATTCAAAAATACCAGAAGAAGCACAGGAAGAAGCAGAGCAGATTAATACAGAATTAGACAGAATTAAGTCACTGGCTAATCTTTCATAATACCATTTACATTTTCCCATACATAGTATATACTAGTTGTATGTCAAAATACCACGCCCTATTTGTTTTTAATCCGTTCTCAAAAATTGATGCCATGCCTATGGCACCTGCACTACTAAAAGGTATTTGTGATTCACATGGGTTAAAGACAACCACCCTAGACCTTAATATAGAAATACAAATTGATTATAACAAAACAAACTTTGCCACAGAAATTGAAAAATACTTGCAATTTTTTAATGAGATGACCGATGAGGCGAGGGAATGGTATAAAAAATATATTAAAAAAATAGCACAAAGATTGTTAGATTATGATGCAGAATGGATAGGCTTCTCACTTCTAAGTTATCAAAGTTTATGTTTTACCCATGATATTTGTTATCAAATTAAAAGCATAAATCCAAAACAAAAAATTCTTCTTGGTGGTCCTGGAATAAGCCAAGATGATAATGTAAAGAAAAAATACAAAAATAATAAAATGATGTCGGATATAATGTTGGAAACAGGATTAGCCGATACTGTGTTCATTAATGAAAGTGAAAGCACATTGGTTGATATGCTTGTTAACGGAACGAGAGGAAAAGTCCAAACTCATAGACAACTGACACACGAAGAACTAAACCAGGTACCTACACCATCTTATATAGATTATAAAACAGACTTGTATGAAAAACATTCTAAAATATTTCACCTCACAGATCAAGCGGCCGCGGCAACTATTACAGGATCAAAAGGTTGTGTACGTAAATGCACTTTTTGTGATGTGTTTACATTTGAGCCTAAATTTGTTTTTAAGGATGGAAATAAAATTGCAGATGAAATGATCGAAATATACGAAAAACAAGGTATAAAACATTTCATGATGTCTGACAGTCTAATAAATGGATCAATGAAAGCGTTTAGACAAATGAACCAAGCACTATCAAAACGTTTGCCAAACACAATTTCTTATTATGGTGAATACATAGCAAGGCCCAAAGGACAAACCACACCGGAAGATTATGATTTAATGAAAGAAGCAGGATGTAAACACGTAATTGTAGGGGTTGAATCGGGTAGTGAAGCCGTAAGAAATCATATGGGTAAAAAATTTAATAATGAAGATTTACATCTTATGATACAAAGTTTACATAAAGTAGGCATAACCCAAGAATGGAATTTAATGGTTGGATATCCAACTGAGACTAGAAAAGATTTTGATGACACAATGAGTCTAGTAGAAACTTATAAAGATATCAAATTTCCTGATATGATTGTCAATCCTGTAGGAATATTGCACTTACTCCCAGGAAGTCCACTTGCTGACACCCACGCAAGAAGGTTAGAAATCGAATGGGAAGATGTCAAAGAAAATTTAACAGGTAACCAATACGATTATTGGAAGTCAAAACAAAATCCTGAAAACACTTTTGAAAATAGAGTTAAATGGTGGATCGAATTATTAGAAAAAGCATATCAGTATGGCTACATGACAGATTATAGATTTAGTTCTAAAATGAGTATAGCAAAAAGACTAATATGGCACTGGAAAAAAAATAAAAAATGATTCAACTACAATTAGAAATAGGAAAAACAAACAACAAATCTCCTGCAGGAAAAATAATAATGAACGGAGAGATTGTGCATGACGGAATCTATACCAATGAAAAAATAGATATTACACCTCACATTGGCCAAAACATTCTAGAAGTAAGTTTAGAGAACAAGTCAGACAGAGATACAGTTTTGAAAGGCAACCAAATTCTTGAAGACGTGTATGTCGTTGTCAAAGATATCAAATGTAATATCACACAAGACAATGCTGGTTTACTAGACGATATAGGAGAATACAAGACTAGCAAAAACGAATCTTTAAAAACCTATGGTTATCTCTCATACAATGGCATATACACCTTTAAATTTGGCTGGCCTTTCTTTGTAGCACAAAAAAATAGTCATATTACCAATAATAGTACTTGATTTCTGATAAATATCATTGTATATTATGTAGAAATGCTTAATATACATTTAGGCACAAACAAACATAGGCAATATAGGAGGCTTACATTATGGCATCATTGGCTGAAATAAGAGCGAAGTTAAAATCACAAGAAGTTAATCGCTCAACTTCACAAACAGGCGGAGACAACGCCA